AGGATTTTGAGGTAGTGGAGACTGCCCACGCAAACCCTACGGAAGCAACAGCGTCCGCCGCCAGTTAGCGGAACTGCTGTTGGCTACCGGGTGGTGGCCACCTGACATTGAGTTTGATTCTGAGGATTTGGCTACCGTGTTACTGCTGGCGAGAAAGCAACAACAACGTGGCAACTGAGACTCGGATTGAGATTTACGGCATCAAAGCCGCATTGAAAGAACTGAACAAAATTGCGCCTACATTGCGTCGTCAAATCACCAAGGATTACAAGCAAATCGTTTCGGGTGTAATCAAGGACGCTCAAGCCATAGTGCCAACTATTGCGCCCATGACTGGCATGGAAAAAGGTTGGAAAACACAAAGCGGTTATGAGATGTTGCCGGATGGCGGCTGGAATGGCATCAAAGCACAGAAGTCCTATACAGCCAAAATTAGTACGCGACGTGTCAAAGAGTTTCGCGGAACTAAAGAAAATGTTGGCACGTTCAGAATTGTGTTCACTGGCTTGGTCAATACGGTGTTTGACATTGCTGGGCGCAAATCAAGCGGTGAAGTCAAGCAAACCAGTCGCATGGGCAAACACGGAAGGAAAGTTGGCACCGTTGGCGGCCCCCAAATGATTGCCGTGCTAAATAGTCGTTACAACCGTGGATCGCGTACCGTGTGGCCTTCGTATCAAAAAAATGAAGCTCAGGTAATTGACGAAATGACTAAATTGGTTGAGCAAGTAATGCAACAGGTTGGTCGCAACGTTGTAATGAACAATGATTCGTAGGATGTAAGCATGGCTGTATCAATACCCATCGTCTCAGAATTTGACTCGAAGGGAATCAAGAGCGCAATCAGTGAGTTCAAGAGCCTCGAGGGCGCTGGCGCGAAAGCCCAGTTTGCCCTGAAGAAGGCTGCCATCCCGGCAGCTGCGGCTATCGGTGGGCTGGCTGTCGTTATCGGTGACGCAACCAAAGCCGCTATTGAGGACGCAAAAGCACAAGCCCTGCTCGCCCAGGCCATTACAAATAACACGCTGGCTGGGGAAGCCAACATCAAGGTCGCTGAAGCCTTTATTGAATCCACGATGATGTCGGCGGCTGTGGCTGACGATGAGCTACGCCCAGCCCTCGCCTCGCTTGTCCAAGTGACCGGGGAGATGACTTCGGCACAGGATGGCCTTACGCTGGCCCTCGACGTTGCTGCAGCCACTGGCGTTGATTTGGGCACGGCTACGGATGCCATTGCTAAGGCGTACGGTGGCAACACGAAGGCGCTGGGCACGTTGCTGCCTTCGGTACGCAGCCTTATCAAAGAAGGCGCGTCACTGGATGAGGTGTTTGCTGCTGTGGCTGGCACTGTGGGCGGATCAGCAGCTGTGGCTGCCAACAGCGCCGAAGGTCAAATGAAACGCTTGTCGTTGACTATTGGCGAAACGAAAGAATCTATTGGTGCAGCATTTCTGCCCATCCTTGAGCGTTTGCTTCCCGTACTGCAAAAGTTTGCTGTGTACGTACAAAATAACACCGACAAGGTGCTAGCGGTTATGGCTGTGGTCGGCTCCCTTGCCGGGGCGATTCTGGCATTGAATGCAGTAATGAAGGTCATCACCGTGACGCAGTTGGCGTTGAACCTTGCGATGGCTGCTAACCCAATCGGTCTGGTCGTGACGGCTGTGGCGCTGTTGGTGGCTGGCTTTGGTGTGCTGGTCGCTAAGACTGGCAGTGTGAAGAACGCATTTGCCACCATGGGCAACTTCATTATTGGCATTTTTGAGAGCATCGCCAACACATACGTCAGCATGATAAACCTTGTCATCAAAGGACTAAACCTGCTGCCGGGTGTCAACATTGGGGAACTTGGTGACATCAACCTGCCACGCTTCAACATCTCTAGCGGTGGCACTGCTAGCGGTGCTGCTGGTACAGCTGCTGGCCCTGATCGAGTGGAGCGCATGATTCAAGTGCCAAGCATCCCGGCTATTGCCCCGGTCACGTTGCCTCCCCCATCGGGTGGCGGTGGCGGTGGTAGTCGCGGTGGCGGTGGTGGTGGCATGACCGTCATGCCGTTTGACCCTTCGGTGTATGACCCCAAGAGCCGCTACTACGAAGTACCAGCCATGCTGGACGCGGCATACGCGCCAAAGCAGGCTGTGTACAACGTGACCGTCAACAGCACGATTGCCGACGAGCGCCTCGGTGACACCATCGTGAACGCGTTGAAACAGTACAACCGTCGCAGCGGCCCACTTGACGTACAGATTGCGTAACCATGGCTGCCAGCGTTGTCCAATCAGGTAGTTACCTGCTCGAGCTTGACACAGGCTTTGATTACAACTCATTCAGGTTGGATGACGCAACTAAAGGCGTACTCAACAACACCACCTATGGCTTAGGGCCACAAACTGGTTACGCAGACATCACCGAGTATGTGACCGAGGTTGCCTACAAGCGAGGTCGCCGCAACATTGACGATCAGTTCGGTGCCGGGACGATGAGCTTCCGCATGACGGACGAGACAGGCATCCTTGGGCCGTATGACACTGCCAGCCCCTATTACGACCCAAGCAACGACAAACCTGGGCTTGCACCTATGCGTCGAGTCAGGCTGAGTCGATCATCGGAGTATTTGTTCGTTGGCTACGTCACGGCCTATAACTACGAGTTTGCTTTGGCTGGCCCTAACACGGTGGCTGTGCAATGCTCGGACGATTTTTACCTGCTGGCTCAGACGCAGATGGCTGCGTTCAACCCGAGTGCGGAAACCTCGGGAGAACGCATTGAGACAGTTCTAGCGCTGCCAGAGGTCAATTACACAGGCACCACGGCTATTGACGTGGGCACGGTCAACCTGGGCCATGACAGCTCATACACGCTCAATGCCGGGCAAAACACGCTCGGCTACATCACGCAAATCAATCAGGCTGAGCAGGGTCGTGTGTTCATGAGTCGGGCTGGCGTGTTCACGTTTCAGCCGCGTGTGGGAGCCACGCTGAGCGGTTCGGTCATCACGTTTGCCGATGACAACACCAACACACCGTATGACAACGTGGAGATTGAGTTTGACGCTGATGGCGTGCTGAATCGCGCGTACGTGCAGGCGCTCGATGGCAAGAATGCATTGGCTGAGGATTTGACCAGTCAGGCCACGTATTTCATTCAATCGCAATCGATTACGAACAGCCTGCTGCATCAGCAAGGCGAGATTGATGACTTGGCTGACTATCTGCTTGAGCCTGAGCCATCGCCACGCTTTACGGCTGTCAGCACCAACTTTGCCTTGCTAGACAACGCTGAGCGCGCTTTGGCTGCCACCGTGGACATCGGAGACACCATCACAATCACCAAAGACATCACCGGGCTGTCAACCATCACGTCCGAGCTGAGCATTGAAGGCATCGAGGGCAACATCAATTTTGCGTCAGGCCATCGCATTACGTACTACACAGCCCCGACCACTGTTGTGTTCCAGCTCATTTTGGATGACCCGGTGTACGGTCAACTTGATGGCACAAACGTATTAGGATGAGGTAACCATGGGCGCTAACGCACAGACCACAGTTCCGAGTTTCCAGGCGTCGCAGGTGTTGACCAGTGACCAGATGAATCAAAGCGCTCGAACTGGTGTGCCAGTGTTCGCTGACACCACAGCACGTGATGCTGCGTTTGGTGGCTCTGGTGAAAAGACTTTGGCGGAAGGCCAGTTGTGTTATTTGGAGTCCACTGACAAGGTGCAGTTCTACAATGGCACTTCGTGGGCTAACCTTGGAAGCGTGACTAACGTAGCTGCTTTTACTGCTTCGGGTACGTGGACTGTTCCAGCTGGCGTAACGTATGCAATCGCACACATGAGGGCCGGCGGTGGCGGAGTAGGTACGGGCCCAACCGCAGGAGCAGGTGGCACTAGTTCGGTAGCGTTCGCAAGTGGAACAGTTAGCGCAACGGGTGGAGCCGCTGGCGACAAAGTTTGTGAAAGCGGCAGCAACATTACTGCAGGCGCAGCAAATAGCGGAAACGGCGCGCACGGTGTACACGACAGAGGTGCCACTTACTACCCATACATAGAGGCGCAGGCAGGCGCCTACATCGTTGCAGGTGCCGCGGTCACACCAGCCGCAAGTATTACCGTCACCGTAGGTGCGGGCGGCTCAGCAGGCTCGCCGGGTGCGGCAGGCGGTAGCGGCTACGTATGGATCGAGTACCAAGTATGAGCGAACGCACAGTAGCAATCGTTGAACCCGACACCACCAAAGGCGTGGTAGTCAACGTAGAAGTCGTAGCACCCGATTGGGTCAACAGCGACCCAGCGCACTACATCGAGTACGACGAAGCACATCCAGCCGCAATTGGCTGGGAAGTCATTGATGGCGTGGTGCAAGTACCACCGCCACCACCTGAACCCGACGAGGAGTAATGCGTGTCTCCCAAGGTGACATCCATACTCGAAGACTGGTTGAAAGCTTTCGTCGCTGGAAGCGCCGCCGTGCTTATCACAAGCAACTACAACGCAGAAAACGCGCTAAAAGCCGGGATAGCAGCAGTACTGCCAATGATCTACGCTTGGGCAAACACTAAAGACACGCGGTACGGACGCAAGTGAAATACCCGGTCAAGCCAGTCGTACTACCTGCTGACCTACGAGGCGTACAGCCAGGCCGATTGCCTACATACCTGCTCAAAACAATTCGGCCCTATGGGCAACTACATCCGTTGGCGGCTCAAGCGTGGGAGGCTATGCGTAGAGCTGCACACGCTGACGGCATCAGGCCATTCAAGCCCACGAGCGTCGCAGACACGTACAGGAGCCTTGAGACGCAAGAGCGAGGCTTTCTAGCCCGATACACCACAGCACCTATCCCAACCACGTCAGTACGCACCTACAAAGGTCAGAAGTACTACTTGAAGCCCGGCATGGCCCCAATGGCTACGCCCGGCTCAAGTATGCACAATTACGCTTTGGCTGTCGATGTCAGTAATGCCAGCGGTGATCGACTCAAATGGATGCTCGCTAACGCTGACTGGTACGGCTTCTGCTGGGAACTGCAATCCGAGCCTTGGCACATCAGGTACTACACAGGTGACAAGGTACCCTTGAAAGTGCAGCAGTTCGTGAGCCTGCATGCCGACCGAAATCTACGTAGCGCTGATTAGCGGTATTGCCATCATCTGCGCAGCTGTCCTGCCAGCGGTACTTATTGAGCGTGCACGCAAAGAAAATGCTGACGACCACGCATACGTCCGCAAGATACTTACTAGGGTGGAACACAAGATTGACAACCACCTGGAGGATCACGACAATGGCGTTACGCGACGAAATAGAACCAAGACAAAATAGGTTGCACGACCTAGGCGTTTGGATTGATGCACAGCCAAACGGTGAAGAGTGGTACGACCTGATTTACAACTTGGATTACAGCAATCACTCGATAGCCCGGCTGCTGACCAAACATGGCTTTAAGTGCGATTGGAACGTTGTGTACCGATTTAGGCGCAAGCATGTCTCTAAGTAACGAGATTGCTCAGGAGCAGACGCTCGAGCAGTTGCGTGAGGCGCTCAAGCGTTCTCAGCAGCAGTACGCAAAGCTCAAGGTCAAGAACGACGAGTTGGTGCAGGCTGTGTATCAGGCCGCCAAAGACGCAAGCCTCGGTACGCCACCAGTAAAAGTCAAGGCACCGACCAAGGACACTCGCAAAGGCAAAGCCGAGGTCGCAGTCATTCACTGCACCGACTGGCAGCTCGGCAAGAAGTCTGTGTCGTACGGCTCGGAAACATGCGGTCAACGCATAGATCGCTTCATTGACAAGGCACTACACATCACTGACATTCAACGCAAACATCACCCGGTACGCGAAGCAGTGCTAATGCTTGGCGGTGACATGGTGGAGGGCATGGGCATTTTCCCCGGTCAGGCGTACGAGGTGGACAGCCACCTATACGAGCAACTGTTCGAGGTGTCCAGGCTGATTGCCAAAACGGTGACAACACTTGCCAGCAACTTTGAGACTGTGCGCGTGGTGTGCGAATACGGCAACCATGGGCGCATTGGTCGGTACGGCGAAATGCCGAAGGGTGACAACGTGGATCGAATCTCCTATGAGATTGCACGCAACAAGGTTGGGCACTTGGTCAAGGATTGGCAGTCATCTGATGCTTGGTATCAGATTGTCAAGATTGGCAACTACACGGCGCTGTTAGTACATGGCGATGAAATCAAGAGCTTTGGCGGTAACACGCCAGCGTTTGGCATTCTGCGCAAGGTCAACGCTTGGGCAGGTGGAGTCATTGAGGACTTCAACGACTGCTACATGGGCCACTGGCACACGCCAATGAGCTTGACGATGAGCAACGGAGGTCGCATCTTTGTGACAGGCTCCCCCGAGTCGCACAACGAATACGCTCGAGAGTTCGTCGCAGCAACAGGCATACCGAGTCAACGGTTGCATTTCGTTGACCCAGACAAAGGCCGGGTAGCGGCGGAGTACGTGGTATGGCTGGACTAGACGGAGCCATTGTCCAGGTGACGTGGCATGACGCTCACAGCC